GATACTACAGGACAAAGTGCGCTAGTTGAAGGTGCAGAGATAACCATTAATGTGTATCCTACTGGTAACACAACTGGCGAAGTAGAATGGTCTGGTGCTTGCATCGTATCTTCTGTTAGCAAATCAGCCTCTTTTGACGGTTTGATTGAGGCATCTTTCTCAGTAACTGGTAACGGGCCATTAGCGTCTGGAACCGCATAATAAGGATACAAAATGTCTAAAATCATAAACAATGCCATAGCTCACTTTAGCGGAAAAGAGATTAGAGAGTTTAGAGTAGACGAGTGGGATACTACACTCTACTCCAAGAACTTATCTCTGGAAGACAAAGCTAAGTGGATGAGCAGAGCAGATGGTGATACAACCGATTATTTAGTTTATGCAGTTATATTTGGCGTTACTGACAAGGATGGCGAGCCTGTTTTTGATGTTGGTGATAAGGTTAAGTTGCGCCAAAAAGTAGATCCAGATGTTTTGTCCAAGGTGGCTAATTTTGTTTTGCGTGTTCAAGAAAATGAAGAAGGACGCGAAAAAAACTAATAAATGATCAAGGTGTTCCTACAGAGCTATATGCGATGTATCAGTTAGCGGAGCATCTTGGTCAACCACTTTCAGTTATCTATGAAATGACCGTTGATGAGTTTAATCATTGGTTTACCTTCCTTAAATTAAAGCGAGCGAAAGAAGATGGCAAGTAGTGCAAAGATGGTTGCCGAGATTGAAGGCAAGTATAGTGCTGGAGCTTCATTCAGACACGCTCAAAAGGATATGGCTAATACAGCCAAGCAAGGTAAAGCTTTAAACAATCAATTCCGTCTTATGCGAGGCGGTATAGGTCAAATTGGCCACCAGGTTCAGGATATTAGTGTCCAGTTTCAGGGTGGTCAATCTCCTTTTGTAATTCTAGGTCAGCAGGGTTCTCAGATTGCATCTCTTATGGGGCCTCACGGCGCTGTTGTGGGTGCATTTCTTGCTGTTGGTGCTGCTATTGCTGGGTCTATGCTTCCCAATTTATTTGGCGCAACAGAAGCCCTTCAGGATATTAACAAAGAATCAGAAAAATTAGTTGATAGATTTCATAGCCTAGAGGGTGCCTTAAAGTTAGAAGCAATCAGAATGGTAAATCAAGATATAGGGAATCTTGAAGAAGTAATTGCTGACGCTAACAAAGAAATATACGAACTTGAAACTGCTGAAAGAGCTGCTGCGCTTGGCGCTAACGTAATGCAGTCAACTATTGATAAAGCTAATGAAAAAATAGCAGAGCAAAACAATATAATTTTGCTGGCCAACGAAGGGATTATTAAACTAAAAGGTTCCATTGACGACACATCTGATGCAACAGAATCTTTGATTGAATCTCTTGAAGCGGAAGCCGCAGCATTAGGTAAGACTCAAAGAGAGCTTGATATACTTAAAGCTACTACCGAAGGTGCAACTCAGGCCGATCTTAATGCAATTGACGCAGCGCATGACCTTATAGAAGCGCATGATGCCAAAATTGAACGCATTAAAGAAGAGGAAAAAGCTCTAAAAGCCGCAACAAAAGCAAAAGAAAAGGCAACTGCTGCTGAAATAAAAATGGAAGAAGATTTAACGGTGGCTATTCTTAGGGCAAATGAAAAGAAAGAAGCATCTGAACAAGCGGCGGCTGATAAAGCTAACGCTAGAGCTGCGAAAGAAATGGAAAGCGCGATAACTAACCTAGATGCTCTTGAGGTTAGTTTAATGAATCGCGCAGAGTTGTTACAAAATTCATATAGCGAAGAGCAGGCCGTACTTGATGAGGCTTTAGCACTTAACCTTGTTAGTCGGCAAGAACACGCAGCTCTACAGCACGAAATTGATGTAAAAATGGCTGCAAGCCAGAAAGAATTAGCTTTATCAGCCGCATCCAATATGATTGGAATGACCTCTGTCATGGTTTCTACTATGTCTGGGATGGTTGAGGAAGGAAGTGCTATGGGTAAAGCTTTCTTTGTAATAAACCAAGCATTAGCTGCGGCTAACGCAATTGTCATGGGATTTCAAACCGCATCTGCTGTTAGGCTTGCATATGCGACAATGGCTGCTATGTCTGGCCCTGCTGCTCCGGCAGTTTTGGCTGCTGGTGAGGCTCACGCTACTATGGCAATGGGTATGGGCTTTGCTACTGCTGGCATGATTGCTGGTCAGACTCTTGCCTCGTTTGAAGGAGGCGGCTTTACAGGCTCTGGAGTGCGCTCTGGCGGCATGGACGGTAAGGGCGGTATGATGGCTATGCTTCACCCCAACGAGAAGGTTACAGACCTTCACAAGGGTCAAGGAGAGTCTCAAGTAATCAATGTCAACTTTACTATCCAAGCTAACGACACAAAAGGCTTTGACGAGCTATTAAATTCTCGCCGAGGACAGATTGTAAGCATGATAAATAGAGCTGCAAATAATCGCGGGAGAGCATCAATAGCATGAGTGGAACATATCCCATAACTCAGTCATTTAACGCTGTAGGTTTTACTAGCGTATTCTACAACCTGTCTAGCACTAGCTTGTCTGGTCGCACTCAGGTTAGAAACATTGGCGGCCAGCGGTTTGAGTTTACTGCAACCTATCCAACTTTAACTAGATCTGAATTTGCACCTATTGCAGCGTTTATCATGGCTCAAAGAGGTATGGCTGAAGAGTTCACTATCGTGCTTCCTGAGATAAGCTCCAAGTCTGGCGATGCAACAGGTACGGTATTAACCAGTTTGTCAGAAGCTATAGGACAGACAGTCATATCAATTGATGGGCTGACTGGAACTTTAAAAGCTGGAGATATGATTAAGTTCTCTAATCACAACAAGGTTTATATGATTGTGTCTGACAGGGCAGGGAATGGTGATTTAGCTATTCAGCCTAGCTTAACTGTAGCCGTTCCTAATAATACAGAAATTACCTATGACGATGTTCCTTTCACTGTTCGTTTAAATAATGACGTTCAGACTTATGACTTGGGGCTTGCTTCAATGCTAGACTACGAAGTAGATTTCATTGAGGCTATATAATGACACGATCCATAGATGCGGCAACGCTTGCGGAGCTTAATAAAGATAACTTTAACCTTGCAACGCTGGTTCAGTTTGACTTCCCTACGCCATTCAGAATAACTGACTGGGACAGGGATATTACAGCTCTTAACGAAACTTGGGATAGCAGTCCGCATATCATATCTCTTGGTAATGTAACTGAAACAGCAGAGCTTGCGGTAAATGGCTTTACGATAGAGCTTTCAGGGGTTGAGCAAACTTACATATCTTTCTTTCTATCTAATAATTATTTAGATATACCTTTTAAAATTTATCGTTCTGTTCTTGATAATTCTGACGGAATTATAGGATTACCTATATTAGTTTTTGATGGGCTAATAACTGGATATGAAATAGAAGACTCAGATGATTCTAGCGTTTTAAGTATTAGTTGCGCTTCACACTGGAAAGACTTTGAGAAAGAGAACGGAAGAAAGACTAATCACAACTCCCAGCAGTTACACTTCCCTGGCGACAAGGGTTTTATCTTTGCAGCCAAAACAGTTAAAGATCTAAGATGGGGTCGTACATAATGATTGGATGGTTAGCTGTAGCTGCAATTTTTGCAGTGTCAATGTCTGTTTCGTATGTAATGTCGCAACAAGCCATGAAAAAAGCTAAGAAGGCTGCTGCTGATATGGCTGGCGTTCTTGTAAACAAAGAATCTAACATTGAGCCTATTCCCGTTATTTATGGCACAAGGAGAGTTGGTGGTGTTCGGGTATTTGTATCAACTAAAGATGTATTTGGAGGAGCTAAAAATGAGTATTTATATATAGCTCTTGCCTTATGCGAAGGTGAAGTAGATTCAATCACAAGTATTCACATTGATGATGTTCCAATAACTGATGCACAATTTACTGGTTTAGTTACAATAAACACTCATACGGGTGCAGATGATCAGCTATATGATCCATTATTGACTGAAGCCAATGCTGGATGGACTTCTTCTCACAGACTTCAGG